CCTCGTTCTTCATCTTCTCAATCTCGAATGCTACGTCAGCCTGTCTGTACTGCATCTTAGCCTGAGTCTCTGCCTGTATCTTCATCTGAGCTGCCTGTGCTGCTAACTCTTGAGACTGCATTTGCTGTTGAGCTTGAATAGCCTGCTTCTGCATAGCCATCTTCTCTTCTCTCTCTTGCTTAGCTACCCTCTTAACCTTCAGTAACTGATTGGCGAGTTTAAGATTTCTTATCTCTCTAATGTCAATAGCGTCCTCAAGGTTTATATCTCCCTTAGACAAAGCCATCTGAACATTCTGCTCAAGCATTGCCTTCTGCTCTTCGTCAGGAGACATCTCAATAAATATACCGAAATCATAGATATATAAATCTTTTATGTCATCAAGTATTGATACATTATACTTACCAATCTGATTTATAAACTCATCTTTAAAGTCAGAGTATTGAAGGATGTCAGCTACCCTATACGTTATAGCCTCAGATAGACTTCTACATATATATAGGCTACCTTGCAATATATGCCTTGTGGCTACGTTAGAGTTTAACGCTGCTAACTTCTGTAATCCTACTAATGCATTAGGGTCAGGAGAACTTCCGTCTCTTGCCTCATTAAGTCCCGTTACATTTCTTATTTGGTTTAGGTAGTGATTGTAGTTAGTTAAAAGCATCTGAGTCTTTGATGCACCCGAATTAGAGTTTAGCTCCTGAATAGGAACCCTTGCATTATTAAACTCTCCATCTCCTGTATAGCTCCTTCCGATTACACTACCCGTTTGGAAGTATAGTCGCAAAGCATCTTCAGGATTGTATGCTGCTCCTGTACCTAAGTCTACTTCACTTAGACCATCTGCATCAATAAATACACCATCAGGTACAACCCGTGATATAACCTGCTGTAGTTTTAGGTGAGTAATCTGAATCAAGTCAGCGAATGGTATCATCCTTCTAACTAAAGACTCAATAACTCCCTTGTACATTCTTGGGGCAACGCATACATAGTTAGGTATAGCGTGTTGAGTGGCAGACTGTGGTCGTACCATATTCTCCATCATATCCCACTTCAGTATAATATTAGTACCCATAACCATAACACCCTCATACCATACATCAATAGTCTTGGAAACCTTTTCAAATTTCCCTTCCTCTTGCATATCTTCAGGTGGGTTAAAGCTATCGTCTTTCTCGACCATAGATACATTACCATTATCCTTTACCTTTCTTTTGTATACTACCTTCTTAGTGGTCTTATAGTTAAAGTAAAGTAGAGTTGCAGTATCCTTATAGAATATATCATCTTGTTGGAATTGAGCAACATCATAGTAGTCATACCAACTTTGAGAGTATTTAGATATTGTCTCTAAGTCTTCGTTGGTTAGGCTTGTGTCAATCTTAACAAGCTCAGTAATAGGTACAGTCTTAATCTCTCCCCAATAGAAACAATCTTTAAAGTGAGGGTCTTCAGTATAGCTGTATACAATATTAGCAGGGTCTACGTAGTTTAGTTTCACTCCTCCACCCGGAAGGAACTCGTGCTTGGCACACCCTATACCTAATACGGTAAGGTCGTAGTCAAGCTGCTTTCTTATGTCGTTATACTTGTTGCTTTCAAATATTGTGCTTATTGCCTCTTCCTCTGCAATCTCTATTGCAGGCTTGTAGTTAAGCTGCATATACAAAGCTAACTCCTCATCAGTATTAGGAAGCTCATCAGGATTCATCGTGAAAGGATTAGCCCCTGTCTTCTCTTGTATAATCTCAAGCATAGGCTTTGCAACCATCTGCCCTTCTATCATCTGCTGATACTTGCTTCGCTTAGACATAGACATAGCATCCTGTGCATATGCCTTTGGCTCGAACATACGGTCTTGCATACCGTTAACAACTATGTCAACAAACTTTGGAAGTATAGGTACAGGTGTCCAATCTAAGTTTAGATAACTTAAATCTCCATCAACAGCAAGCTCATTTTTATATTTGCCTACTGACTGCTCACCTCTTGCATATAATTTTAATCTTTGGAAATCTCTCCATTGACTGTAAAACCTACAAGAGTTCCCATCCTTTCTAAACCACTCATACTGAATAGCCTGACCAATCTGTAACCCGAACTCTACAGTTTTTTTCTCTGCATCCGACACAAATTGATTTGGGAAACTTGTAGATGATATATTAATTTGTACCTCTTTCATCTAATTATTTCGCTTGTATTGCCTCTATTACTATACCTTGCAAAGTTAATCTTTATTTTTGATACTTTTTTCTCAGTAAAATATAGATGCCTTTGCGTTGCCATTATAGCTAAACCTGAGCTAATAGACGCATCAAATTTAGTTCTGTTAGATATGTCAAACTTTGCCCAATCCTCTAAGGTCCTTACGAATACACAATCGCCCATCTCGTCCTCAGACTTAAATCCAATGTGCTCTTCTATGTAGGACTCTATAGCGGAGGCGTGAGCCTGTTTTACGTCTTCACTTGAGTTAGGTATACCCCCAAGCTCTCTTTCTGTCTTAGAGAGCTTGTTAGCAGGCTTGTCGGGTCTGTTCATACTGAACCCCCTATACCCTCTATTCTTAAAATGGTATAATAGTCTTGGCTTGTTATTCTCACACAGGAGTGGCATACCATAAAATACGCAAGCCATTAGCACATCTTCAAAGAATATCTCTGCCGTATCAGGTCTTGCTATATACTCTAAGAAGAACTGATTACTTGGAGCATCCTCCATACTAAACTTAGTCTTTCCGTGTAGTGCTCCATTAGAACCACCGCCCCCAACTACTCCTGATATGTCATAGCTATCACATCCGAATGCACCCATATGCTCATTGCCCGGATACTTTACTCCATTCTTTTCTACTACCCTATTCTGTAAGTTCTTACTTGGTGTCCACGATACATAGAACCTTCCCCTCTTGTCAGGATTAAATACTACCTCTGTATCCTTTATACCATTCTTCCAAGAGAAAGACCCACGAGTTACGTGGTGCTCCATAATCAATGAGTCGTTATACTCAACCTGCTGATATATCTTGGTTAGATTAAATATAGACTGCTTGCTCTCGTCTCTAAATGCGTGTGACTCTGTCCTTGGGAACTGTCTGTAAAACTCATTCAATGCATCAGGGTCGCTCTTTAGAGAGTCAACCTCTCCCTTCCAATAGTCGATAGCACCCTGAGTTATCTCCTCTCCATCAATCCCAAGTACAGGCTCATCAGGTGTCCTGAATACAGGCATACCATACCTGTCTATAAACCCCTCCATATTCCACTCCATTGGAATAAACAAGGAGTATAGCCCACTCTTAGTCTGACCATTAGAGTTACGGTTTGTAACATCAGAGTCTCTATATAATTTCTTAAACTGCTCTCCACCTTTCTTTAATGCATTAGATGTAGAACCCATCATACACTTACCAATAACCTTACTACCTAATCGTAGACAGGTCTTAGTAACCCTCCAATTGTTTAATATATTGTTTGGCTTCAACCACTTCCCACTCTCATCGTGAACTAACAGCAATAGCTTCTCTCCATCATAGGAGTTGTCATCTGTGTTCTTCCAATCTATAGTGGTATCCAATCCGTACAACTCCTCAGCAGTTGTGTCGTACATATTCTTTTTTGTAATCTTTGATGCAGGAATCCTAAATGCTAACTCAGTCTTAGGCTTATCCATACCATCCATAATAGGCTTAAAGAAGAAAGGTAGCCTGCTGTTTATTGGCACGACCTTATCCGTAAACATCTTCTTAGCATCACCCCCTGTCTTGGATAGCATACCAACCCTCGCATCCTTTGCAAGTGTCCCTGTGTTCACACACTCAGATGAACTCATAAATGAGAAACCTGAACGCCTTATCTTTAGATAGTCTTGACCAAAGCTACGCTTGTCTGCCCTGCAAGCCTCCCAATGTAAGAATAATAATCTATTAGCCTCCCTGAAGTCAGGGTATCCTACATCAATAGAAGCCCATTGTAAGTACATATAGTGAGAGCCTGTGATATATGTAGGGATACCGTTTGACATAAACCACATCCCCTCTTCTCTTCTCTCAAACTCTCTCTCGATATAATCAACCCACCTATCTTTAAACTCAGATGGCTTCTCATTCCATTGGAATATAGACTGTATCCTATTTAATTCTTTTGGTATATCTGCCCTCTCCCAATACTGCTCAGACTTTTTCTTGTGTCTCTTGAAGCATTCCTTCGGTTTAGCAGGTAGCCCTATCCTTAGACTCTGTATCTCGATGACATCTCCTAACGTTCCGTCCTTAGATATAATAACCAAGTCATACTTACTGTCATATCCATACGTCCAAGTCTTAGCCTTGTTCTTATTTACAAGGACTGTCTTTGGTATATAGTCTTCTATAACCCTATGTAAGTTTCTATTTAGACCGTCTTTCTGCAAATCCCTGTTTTGTATCTGTCTTCTTAGGACCATTCTTCAAAGACTCTAACGCCTCCTTCTCAGATTCAATCCTATTCAATATCTCAAACGCATCGAATATAGCTAACTTCTTTGTAGCTGCTGCGTTCTTTAATCTGTCAGCAGAGATATCATCCTCCGGGTCGTGTTTTATTATAGCCTCCTTGGAAACCTTTATTAGCTGCTCTACCGCTTTATACCCTGCTTCTATTATTTTTAATTTTATATCCTTTGAATCCATCCTAACTTCATAGCTTCATTGTTATCTGATGGTCATACATCCTGTATAGCTTCTCGCCATCAATGTCAAACTCATACTCGCTCTCAGGCTTGAAGGATATCCTATCTCCATTATTAACACCCTTACTAATCAGGTAGTCGTTGGATATCTTTACTAATCCTACAAGTGGCTCCTCCGAAAATGGTTTATATATATAGGACTCTGTTGCAGGTACAGGCTTTACAAAACAATACCTATCATAAGAGTACCAAGTCCCCTCTTTTTTATATGCATAGAACTGCTCGAGTTCTACAAAGAATAGGTCATCTTTGAAATAGCTCTTGCCACTCTTACGCCTCCCTTTCATATCGTTATAGAACTTGAATACGTTGTGGTGTACAAGTAGTGTATCTCCCTTGGAGATTTTTCCATCATATCCAACAGGAGTCTCAACTACCTCAGCAAACCTATTAGAGAACTTGTGGTCCTCTTCTGATGTGCTTACAATAAACTCTATGCCACCAATATCTTTGGTGTTGTTGTATCTCTTGTTATTTAATGGTCTTACAATAAATGAATGGGGTGACCTCATTTAAAACTCTATGTTATACTCTATGGACACAGGCATAGTTGAAGTAAACTCTTTCCAAAGTATTACCGCCTCACTATCGTCCTCAATCCATATTTTAATTGAATTACTATAATTGTCGTAGATTATTAGATGGATGGTATATGCACCCCTACCTACAGACTGCCCTACTATGTAGTGCATAGCCCCGGATTTGTAATCGGGTCCTATAGATATCTTCCTAATAATACCTGACATATTATGCTATATTAGTTAATTTCCAAATGCGTACCTCTGCTGATGGAACGTTACTCCAAGGACCTGCATTAACGTGAGCATATAATCCTGCTGCATCAACACCTGAAGAATCTCTCATAACCTCATAAGTCAAGATGTCACCTGCTAATGCTTTAAATGGTATAGTCTCCTCATAAGGTATCATTATACCTGTTGAGTTTAAATCAAAGCCTCGTGTAGCAGAATTTTGAACTCCATTCGTTAGGCTTCTAATTAAAAATGTAGCAACACCTCCTGATGAACCTTGTCTTTCAACATTGAAAAATATATTCAAAAGATATGTCCCTGCTTGATTAAATGTTATATTACCTAATGCGTCAATTGAAACAGGGTCTGAAGCACTACCGCCACCGCCATTAAATTCAACCTGCAATGCAGAGTTTGTACCTGAAGGGTTTTGATTATCATACGATATAGAATCTAAAACAGAAGTTATAGCAATATTCGATGACACTAATCCCACAATAGAACTTAATGTATAGTTCTGTGTTTGATTATTACTGTCTACATTAGTACCTATTACCTTGTCGGTTAAAGATGGTACTGCGTCTGTTGTATATGTTGATATCCTTGCCATTTACTTATTTTTCTTTTTTCTTTTCTATATGTCCTGTCTGAACATTAATCCTTATAGAGTCTCCGCCACCATACTTATCAGCCATCTCTCCCTCTATCTTGGTGTACTCCTCTTTTATTTTATCAATCTCGTTAATGATTGACCTCTTTGCTAACTCAGCATCAGCCAACTGCATCTTTGATTGATTAAATGCATTGAGCATACCTTGTACTCTCTCTAATTCTTTCTTGCTTAATTTTGCCATTTTATTTGATTCTTAATTTTATTTATACTACAAAGGTAATATATTTATATTACTTCTGTTTTATACAGGTGTAGGCTTAGGTATAAATTCCTGAAGAGTAAAGTAAAGACTTACATCTTCAAACATATCTTCAAGTATATCCTCTATAGCATCAAATTCAATAATGCTTATATAGATATCTCCTATAATATCCTGCACCGGATTTAATATTAAAGCACCTGTGTATTCATCCTCGATTTCTACCCAAGTTTTTAAATTAACGTCGTTATGTATTCTATATGCTTCCATTTTTTTTTACCAAGTTTTCTTTCCTAATTCATTCATAAAGTCATCTACGATACTATTCCAAACAGGAACCATTGTTGCAGATAACCCTGCAAAATAATGCCCAAACATCATTGTGTTTGAAGCCTGACTAAATACCGTACCGTTAAAGTTTACACCTCCAAAGGGTAGTACATATATAGAGTTTGCTGATGGTATAAAGTTTGTACTGTTTATTGATTCTAATACTCCGTTATGATAATTCTCTCCTGCTGATGGAGTTGTAAGCAAATTAATCCAAGTATGTCCTTGATTATTATCCTGATTACCACCACCGACTGCGTTATCTAAAGTCCAACTCCTACCAAAAGAAGTAATACCTGTACCCATCCTACGCCATACACTACCATCATTCGGAGGGTTTGTGCCATAAGACCCAAAGTCCCATCTCGAAGAGCTGTCTCTTATAACATTACCCACACAGACACTTGATGAGTTTAAAGCAGGGAAGTTGTCTGCAATTATATTAGAGCTTATGTATCCATTTATACCATCTGTAGTAACCCCGTCATAGTTCGCTGTACAGCCACCAACAAATGTAAGCTGCAATGTAGCCTGTGAAGGGTCCATAAGATTATACTTCTTAGTACCCAATGTATCCCCAAGCATTGGAGATATCTGAAGTCCACTCGCCTGATTAAATATCTCAGCGTCCCCAAAGTTTGCATATGCAGGGTCTAATCCTTTTATCCTTTTGCAAAAATTATCAATAGACTCTGCCTCTACATTAGTTAGAGTATACCCCTCAACAGAACTAAGCTCATTTGCATATGCGAGAGCAAGTGGGTCTGTTATTATATAGCTCGCTTCTCCGGAATATCTGTTACTTGTTGTTATTGATATTGAGTTTATCATATATTATTTATTTGTGGCGTACGACTTCATCATCTTCTCGCCTGTCCTACCAATTACATATCCACCAATACCGAGCTGCAATAAATTCCAAAACTCATTCTCAAGTGGTGGAATAGGTAGCTCTAATACAGGTCCTAAAAATTTTACATAGATAACTATAAACCCAAACGCTAACATAAGTATTGGTCTCCAACTTCTCTGTAGCCAATTACCCTTAGCCTCTGTTACAATTATCTCAGTCTGCAACTGCTGTAACTCAATTTGCTTCTTTACAAGAATCTCCTTGATTACATTCTGTGCATTTATCTTCTCTTCCTTAGAGGTGAATAGCTTATCCAATCCGCCAAGCAAGTCTGTTACTACACTACCTCCAAACCAATCAAATATCTTCTTCATTAATTATATTCCTCCGTTGCATCAAAACTTGGACACTCCTTGGGAGAAAAATCCCTATGACCATAAACCTTAGCATCAGGATGCTGAATCTTCAACACCGTCAGTAACGTCTCCAAACTTTCTTTCTGCTCATCAGTCCTCGTGTCTTTAGGAGTCTTACCATCCTCCTCGACACCACCGATGTAACATATACCTAAACT